CAAGGTTGATGTGCGGGTTCGATTCCCGTTGCTCGCTCCATAACATTAAAAAGCCTTATTTTAAAGGCTTTTCTTTATATGTGGCACCTTTTTGGCACCCTTTTCGCATATTTTCGATTGTTTCGTTCAGAAATTTGTCGGTATCCTTTAGCAAATGAGTGTATGTCTGTAGTGTTTGCTCGATGGATGCGTGACCTAATCTCTTGGATACTGCCACAATATTTACGCCACTGTTAATCAGAATTGTAGCGTGACTGTGTCGTAAATCGTGTAAGCGTATTTTTTTAACACCAGATAGTTCTATTGCTTTTGTAAATCTTTTTTGTATCTGCGTGATAGGGAGGCTAGTTATCCCACCAAAGAGAAAATCACCGTCAATGGCCAATAATGGTTGTAATCTGTTTCTTAGATCGTCATCAATCCATACTTTTCTTGATTGCTTCGTCTTGGTCGGTTTTAAGCCGTTTACGAAGTGTTTGATGCTGGCATGAATATTTAACCAATTACCATCAAAATCGCTCTTCTGCAGTGCCATAATCTCACCACGGCGTGCACCAGTCCAGAACAGCGTTTCAAAGAAGAGAGCATAGAGCGGACTATCGACACAGGAAAGAAATTGATTAAACTCGTCAACGGTCCATACACTCATTTCTTGCATTAGCTCTTGATCTGTCTTTTTAAGCCGCTTCAAGATAATGCTGTTATCGACAACATTGTAGACTGTCGAGTAATAGCGAAATACGCCCTTGACGAACGAGATGGTGTCATTCTTTATCTTTGTTCCACATTGGTCGCTATTCGCTAGTTCTGCGCGCCATGCGACGAGTTGTGCACGTGTGATGGATTTAATAGGCATCTTATACAAGTCTGTGAATCTGCGTTCAAATGCTACTTGGTGGCGGCGTGCTTGTTCCTTTGATGGTAATGCATACTCTTCCCATTGATGAGCTACTTGTTCAAACGTTAAATCGCTTGGATCGTTCCCTTGTTGCATTGCTTCAGCTTCGTAGATCTTGGCTTCACGCTTTGTTTTGAAACCGCGTTTTTTCTTAGTTCGTTGCTTCAATGTGATAGGGTCGCGATATTTGACCTGTACGAAATATGTTTTTCTGACCTCATCGTATCCGATCATGCGTTGCCTCCTTCCTAGGATTTTCTATAGTTGTTACTGAAGTAATCAGCAAAGGCAAGATGTAGCACTTCCATTAAGTGCTCCCTTTCTGTAGGCGACATCTTGTAGAGTGCAGCTTCAATTTCTTCTAAATACTTTTCAATTTGTTCCATATAACACTCCTTTATGCTAAAATTGTGTACAGTAAAAGCACTTGGATGTGAGTTTACTGCCGTCCGACTGTTCGCAGCAGTCGGATTTTTTTATTATATATATCTGTTTACAACTTCGATTATTTGCTGATCATAATTATAAATATCATCAACTGTAGAAATGGATAATTTTAATTCTTTCTTATCTTCAGTAGGTAGGATTAAATAATTATTTTTCTTACCTAAGATAAAACGGCATAACCATTTTCGAGTATTGTTATCAACTAAAACGCCAAAATAACTTTCGGTATCCTTATAAACAAGACGTTTTGCAGAAATGCTTTTGCGCACGATGCTTTTAACTACTGCGAACGCATTTAACTCTTCCATTGTTGTTACGATCTTGCTTTCTTCAGTTTCTTCGGATGTGTCATTTTCTTCATCGGTTTGATTAAGTGTTTCTTTAAAGCGCGTAGCCATCTTTTCATTTAGATAACTTGTAATAGCACGTTTTACAATTGGTTTAAATTTCTCGATTACAATTTGTGTTTTTGCACCTGAATAAAAATCCGAAATAATCAAACGTTCTAAATCTTCACTGTCGCCTTCAATAAGTTTTCGGAATGCTTCTTTTGCAAGATTTAAGTATTTTAATTCAGAAGCGGTATTCATTATTGAATCCACATTAAGGTTTTCTTTTCTGAATTTTTCTAAATAATTTACAGAATTATCGGTTAAATTCAATAAATCTAATGTAAAAAACGGTAATTTATCCATTTTGTTTGGTTCGTCTAAATCTGCAAAAAATTTATAGACAACACCATTTGTAAGGATTGCAAAACGGCATTCAGTTACGCTGAAATATCTGTAAAGTTGAGATTCATGCTTGCTTAAATTATCAAAATGTGGTTTTGCCTCAATGATGATAAATGGTTTGCTATCTTGAAAAATAGCATAGTCTACTTTTTCACCTTTTTTAATTCCTACATCAGCTACGTATTCTGGACAAAATTCTAAGGGGTTAAATACATCAAATCCCAAGGCTTGAAAAAATGGTAGGATAAAGGATTGTTTGGTTGCTTCCTCGGTAGTTATAGAATCTTTCAATGTTTTGATACGGTTGGATAATACTGATAATTTTTCATACAATTCTGACATAATTCAATCTCCTTATTCAAAAATTTTTAATTGCCTTTTTTAATTTGCCTACACAAACAAAATGATTAATAGATGGATTTATAACAATAGGATCGTAGTGGCTGTTCATTGGTTGCAGAGTAATGATACCAGCGGTTTCAATATATTTTTTACACATTGCTTCATTTTCATCAATGCAGAAACAGCCGATCATCCCTGAATATGGGGTTGCATTTTTTTCGAAAATAAGCAAGTCACCGTCATCGATTCCTGCATCTTTCATAGAATCGCCTTTTGCATACTGGGCGAAATATTCTGCACTTTTTGAAAGCCCTTCTGATGGTACAGCGATAAAATCAAGAATTTCATCGTCTGTAAAACCACCATTTCCACAACATAAAGCGGAATAAAGAGTAACTCGTTCATACTCTAAGGCAGCATTGATGAATATTTCATCATCGGCTTCTCCAAGCAAATCACTGGTTGTTACCCCAAAAAAATCCGCTAATTTTTGAACAGTCGCAAAATTCGGTTCGCTTCTACCTGTTTCCCAATAAGATATGCCTGCTTTAGTAATTCCAAATATGTCAGCTAACTGCTCTTGTGACATCTTTTTTGCAGTTCTTAGTTTTTTAACATTATCTCCAAAAAATGAATGCATATGTTTCACCTCGCTTAATATATATCATAAATTTGCAATAAGATAAACAATATTTTTACTTAATAAAAAATAATTTTTATAAAATGTAAATTATCTGTTGACTATATTTTTTAAATACTATATTCTTTTGTTGTAAACAGATGGTTTACTAGAAAGGGTGAGAAAATGAATAGAGATTTAATAGGAGTAATGGCAAAATTTGAAATTACTCAAAGAATGATGGCTGATGTCATTAATGTTTCTATGCCTACCTTTAAAGTGAAATTAGATGAAAGACGCTTTACTCAGTCGGAAATTGATAAAATGGTAAATTATTTAAATACCTATGACAAATCTATTGATAGCAATCTTTTTTTTAGAGATTAAGTAAACAGATAGTTTACATTAGAAAGGAGAAGATATGGAAATAGAAACTATTAAATATTCTGATGGCGACGGTTCAGTTTATCACGTTGAAATGAAAATCGAATTCGATTCTTGCGATTGGTGTGAATTTCAAAATTCAAAATTGTATCGAGACTTAAAGGATTTTGTGATGAGAAGACAAAATGAAAATAATCAGATTGTCCAGAGCAAGGAAAAAGATTGATTGGGAATTTAGCATTATATGTTTCTTTATGAGAGAGTACTACGCCATTTCTTGATTTTTCTTCAGTCAATACAACTGTCGGAACTTTGTTGACATGAATTTCATCTTTATCTGAAAGTAGAACAATGTCTGTTATGACTATGTTCGAATTTGCGTTATTTGTAATTGTTCCATAGAAAAGCATACCTTTTGAAGTATTAACGGATAATTCTTGGATTTCAAAATTTATTGATGTGCGCTTATTCCAAAAATAGACAAGCCAAGATGAAATTGTCCCAATTGCACCAAGCAATGCGACTGCTAAAGTAAAAATTTCCATAAGTACCTCACTTATTAAACATTATATCAAATGATTGATCAATCACAGTAAGGAAAGGAAAACATGAACGAATTATTAAAAATTAACACAACAGATTCAGAACGCATCACAGTTTCAGCAAGAGATTTATATGAATTCTTAGAAGCAACAGAAAGATTTAACAGCTGGTTTGACCGTATGAAACAGTATGGACTTACAGAGGGTGAAGATTTTACAAGTGTAAAAAGTTTTACGGTTGTAAATAATGGCGCTCATAAAGAGATTGACGACTACCAGCTAACCATTGACACAGCAAAACAAATAGCGATGCTTCAGCGCAACGAAAAAGGCACACAGGCTAGAAAATACTTCATTCAAGTTGAGAACGCATGGAACAGCCCTGAAAAAGTCATGGCTAGAGCCTTGACGATTGCTAACAAGACAATCGAAACCCTAAAGATTGAAAATTCTGAAATGAAGCCTAAGGTAGACTACTTCGACAATTTGGTAGAGCGCAATCTATTAACCAACTTTAGAGATACAGCTAAAGAATTAGGTTTAAGACAAACAGACCTAATCAATAACTTAATTGAAGATGGATACGTCTACCGTGATCAAAAGAGCAAGTTAAAGCCTTATGCAAAATATGGAAAGACCGGAAAGGGATTATTTGAACTCAAAGAGTTTAGCAAAAATGATCATTCGGACGTTCAAACGCTTATTACTCCAAAGGGCAGAGAAACGTTCAGACTGCTTTATACAGCATAGGGAGTTAGAAAGGAGGGACGCATGGACGAAAAAGTAGTAGAAACAATCAATGCCTTGTGTGACTGGATACAAAAGGAATTGAAAAATGCCTCCAGTGTGCAGACTGAAAGCATTTTACCGGCAGTTATTGAAGCAACCGCCAAACTTGTTGATGCTAATCGTTTTTAAGATTGTTCTGGGTTAATTTGTCAACGATTGTTTCAAAAAGTCTGGAAATTTGCTCACCGATGTAAATGCCATCGGTTGTGTTGGAAAAACTTCCAGCTTCAATCGCTTTAACAGTTAACTCATAAGCCATTTTAAGGGCTTTATCTTCACTGATTTTATTCACGTTATCACCTCCCTTCATATCAATTATAGGAGGTTAGAAAGGAAGTTATATGAAAATAACAGCTACACCACAAGAGGTCATTGCTAAGACGTACCTGAGTATAACTGATGTGCAGATTCTGCTGGGTATGACTAGAGAACCGGCAAGACGATTATTTTATAAGGTCAAAAACAGTGAAAAAGAAAAACTTGGCGACTACGACGTATGGCCAAACATGATCCAAAAGGATAACTTGCTAAAAGCTTTGCACATTTCTCGTGATGCACTACTGAGAGATTTAGAACTACGAGAAGAAAACAAAAAAAGCGCAGTCCAGCAAGACAAGAGCGCTTAAGTGACATCGGAAATATGTCACTACCATTTTAACACAGAAAGGGTAGAACATGAAAACAAATAAAATTAGCGACAAAGCATTCAAACTAGGGATTTGCATTTTCTACGCAGTATTGCTTGTAAAGGTCATCGCATTCGTGCTGGGTATCGACTAATGGAAATGTATTGCGAACACTGTCACAGGACCTTTGCAGATGACGATATGAAATGGAAAAAGGGATACCACGATTATTCTTATCGGACTTATCCCGTATGTCCATTTTGCTCATCGGAGGATATAGAAGAAAGGGAAAATGATACAGAAGATGAAGAGTGAACTAGTGATTATAGAAGAAGATTTCCCATCATTTATCACATCTGAAGAGGATAAATCTGAAGAAATGTTTGATGAAGCAATGGAGAATGCACAACTCAATTGGAATAAGAAATACGAGGAAATCAAATGGAGAAATTAACACTTTATAGAAAGCCATTTAGCGGAGATCCAGCAAAGGATAGACATAAGTTTATCGGTGGCAGTGATGCCGGAACGATCATGAATGTCAATCCGTGGAAATCTCAATATGAATTATGGCTGGAGAAAACCGGTCAGCTTGAACCGGATGATATTAGCGATAAGCTACAGGTTTGGTTTGGCACAGAAGAAGAGGAAATCGTAGCTAAACGATTCTGCTTAGAAACAGGAAAATCAGTGCGCAGGTCAAACATGACATACCTATGTAAAGAATATCCATTCCTAGCAGGGCATGTTGATCGCATGGTCGTTGGAGAAAATGCTGGTTTAGAGTGTAAAACAACGTCCGCATGGAATAAGACGGCTTATCAGGATGGAGAGATACCACCACAGTACTACTGGCAGTGTATGCATTACATGATGCTGACAGGATGCACAAAGTGGTACATCGCAGTGAAGAAAGATAACACACAATTTCATATCCTACAGATTGAGCGAAATGACGAGCATATAGACGCGTTATTAAGCGCGGAGAGAGCGTTTTGGGATTTGGTGGTAAATAATACTGCCCCAGATATAGACGGCTCAGAAAGCACATCTAACGCTCTCCAGAAACGATATTCAAATGATACACAAGATGTAATTGATTTAAGCTACTCAAGCACAGTCACACAATGCTTACAATCCATTCAAGAAGTGGACGTTCAGATAGATGCTTTAAACAAAATTAAAGCGGAGTATCAAAACAAAATTAAAGCAGAGATTGGTGAGCATGAAGGCGGATTCACATCTGCGTACAAAGTCTCATGGAAAACGCAAAATAGATCATCAATCGATGCCAAACAATTAGAAAGTGAGCATCCGGAGATTTATCAAAAATATCTAAAAACAACTCAGTCAAGAGTATTCAAAATAACAAAAATTAAGGAGAAAACACTATGACAGAAATTAAACAGGCAGTTACACCATCTGTACCAGCAACAAATAAAACAACGAATGCAGTAGCAAACGCAAAGAAATTACAATTCAGTGCATTATTAAAATCTGATGCAGTGCAACATAGCTTATCTGGAACGCTTGGAGATGCGATGAAGACAAAGACATTCACATCTTCACTTATTAGTGCGGTTAGTACAAATGCTCAGTTAAGAGAATGTGACGGAATGTCAATCATTAGCGCAGCATTACTCGGTGAAAGCTTAAAATTATCACCTTCACCACAATTAGGACAGTATTACATGGTACCGTTTAACGATAAAAACAAAGGTAAGGTAGCAACGTTCCAACTTGGTTATAAAGGAATGTTGCAGCTAGCAATCAGATCCGGTCAGTACAAACGCATTAACGTATTACCTATTAAGGAAGGTGAATTAGTTAGTTACAACGCACTTGATGAAGAAATCAAGGTAGAGCTAATTAGCGATGAAGTTGCAAGAGAAAAGGCACCTACAATCGGGTATTATGCAACATTAGAACTCATCAACGGATTCAAAAAATCAATTTATTGGTCAAAAGAGAAGATGGTAGCACATGCTGAAAAATACAGCATGGGATATAGAGCACACAAGGGATATACATTCTGGGAAAAGGACTTTGACGGAATGGCTCAAAAAACAATGTTAAGACAACTGATTTCTAAGTGGGGAATTATGTCTATTGATATGCAGACAGCATACGAGAACGACATGACGGTACAGCCTTCAATTAACAATGCGGATGAAGAAGATGCAATTCACTTTGATACAGTAATCGATGCAGAAACAGGAGAAATCCATGAATGACATCATCATTACCGTTCCAGGTGAACCAAAGGGAAAAGGGAGACCACGTTTTACAAAGCGTGGTTTCACTTATACCCCAAAAGATACAGCAGATTATGAGCGAAAAGTTAGATTCTGTGCACAAGAATCATTGCCGATTGGATATGAGCCAACCGATATAGCATTAAAGGCTCAGATACTTGCATACTTCCCAATTCCAAAATCATTTTCAAAACAAAAACAGCGTGATGCGATTGCGTGTAAGCTGCTACCAACTGTTAAACCTGATTCCGATAACATTGCCAAAATCATTCTTGATAGCTTGAATGGATTAGCATTCTTGGATGATAAGCAAGTTACAGAGCTGTATGTGTACAAAGCATATGATGACAATCCTAGAGTAGTAATTAGATTATCAGAAGTAAATAAGGAGAGTCACCAATGATAAATAGTGTAGTTTTAGTGGGACGACTCACTAAGGATATTGAACTAAGAAAAACGCAAAGTGGATTATCCGTTGCATCGTTCACAGTTGCGTGCGATAGAAGACTATCACAGGAACAGCGAAACAATAATGAACAATCAGCCGACTTCATCAGTTGCGTTGCATGGCGTGGAAGTGCAGATTTCTTAGGTAAGTATGCACACAAAGGCGATACAGTTGGCGTTGAGGGACGAATCCAAACACGTAACTATGATCGTGACGGTCAAAAGGTTTATGTTACTGAAATTATTGCTAATAGCGTAAGTATTCTTCATAGTAATCAACCAAAGCAAGCACAGGCACAAACTCAGCCACAAGTAACACAGGAACCAAAACCACAGCAAATGTCAGACTTCGATTATCTTCCAAATGTGGAAGTAAGTTCTGATGATTTACCGTTCTAAGAGGTGAAGTATGAGTAGAAATGATAGTGGATGGATTAAGGATTATCGTTCATTGCTGAACTGGCGATGGTTTAAAGACCCTAATACTGCGCACTTGTGGCACTATCTGCTATTGCGTGCCAGTTGGCTGGATGAAGAACAAGAATTTAGAACAATCAAAATAAAAAAAGGTCAAGTTCTTGAATCCTTACCATCGCTATCTAAAAATACAGGTTTAACATGCATGAATGTGCGCACTGCACTAAATCACCTAAAATCAACAGGGGAAATAACAGACGAACTAACAGGGTGTGGAAGACTTATAACGATAGTAAACTACGCAAAATATCAAGCCACGGATGTACAGAGTAACAGGGAATCTAACAGGGAATCTAACAGGGACCTAACAGGGAACTAACAGGGAACTAACAGCAATATAAGAATATAAGAAAGATAAGAATATAAAGAAGTATAAGAATACTAAGAAATATAGATAGTGCATACATATATAAGAAATATAAATAGTGTGTGCTGGCGAAAGTTGCAACTTTTATCTATATTAGGAGGATTTTCAGAAATTGGAAAAAACACAAGTAAGAAATCTACTGAAAACTTTGCGATTAAGATATCCAGAGTATTACGCAAGAAAAACAAAAAAGGAAATAATTGATATTTTTAACTCTTTTGTAGTCACACTTGCAGATGTTGATCAGATTGCTGTAGCAGGAGCATTAGACAGTTACTTCAAAAGTGGTAACTCAAATTATCCTCCGACAGCTGCACAATTAAAGTCAAAGATTATGGCAATGCCTGAATACATGTGGGGGCAGATGCTAGAAGAAAGACAGCAACCACTAGCAATAGCTGGAAAGCAGAGAACAAGAAGAGAAATATTGCTAGATTGTGCTGTACTGATTGCTACACATGATGTTGATACAAAAGAAGAATTAGTGAAGTGGTGGAATGAATACGCAGATAACACGCCACTAACAGATGAAGAAATAGAGAAAGTGTGGGACAAAGCCAAAGATGATGAATACAGATATTAGCAAAATAGATCTAGGCAATCTAGGTGAAAACTACTTCATGCTTGATTGTGTTGAGGGTATGAAAAAATTCCCTGATAAATACTTTGATATTGCAATCGTTGACCCACCATATGCTGATGGAACAATAGGCGAATTCAAAAGGGCTGATAAATCACGCTTTGGCGGGCAATTTGACAAGTATAAAAAGCGTGGGAAAGTTGGCGGCGGTTATTACAAAAAATATGGAAAGAAACAGATTGACTGGGACGTTGCACCATCAAAAGAATACTTTGATGAATTGTTTAGAGTATCGAAGCAACAAATCATATGGGGGGGAATTACTTTAACGAATTTCTTCCATCAAACAGAAATTTCATTGTTTGGAAAAAACTAACTATAAGTGAGGACTTTTCAATGGCAATGGCTGAGTATGCATGGACTAGCATAAACGGAAATGCAAAAGTGTATCAGCAAGCGCCACAAGGAACGGCTGGAAAAGAAAGAATACACCCTACACAAAAACCGATAGAATTGTACGAATGGTTAGTGACTAGATATTGCAAGGAAACAGATAAGATCCTTGATACACACGTTGGAAGTGCCAGCTCACTAATAGCGTTTCACAGATTGCATAATCAATTTGTCGGATTTGAAATTGACGAAGAATATTATCAAAAATCCATTGAACGTTTTGAAAAAGAAACAGCACAGCAACAGTTATTTTAATGAAAGGATAAGGAAAACTTATGAAGAAAATAATTAAAGCATTAGCATTAGTAACACTATTAACAACAACAGGATGTACACAAGCAGACACAGTAAGACACAATCTTACAGAAGACGCAGACAGTTTTAACATTACAAGACGTATCACTGTTTTTAACACACGTACTGACAAAGTTTTAATGCAGATGACAGGTGTAATGTCCATCCAAACAGACAAAGATACAAAGGAATTGAATGTACTGGTAAAAGATGGCGAAACATACTACAAGCACATCATTTACTTAAACGATGACACAACATACGTCATGGAAGATGTGGGCGGTGCTGATGTATCACGTTCAGCATACGAAATTCATTTCTTACCAGAAGTATTGGAAAGCGGATTGCTAGATGTAAAGGTGGATAAATAAGATGAAGAACGAAAAAGTATTAGAACAAGAACAAAAATCAAAATTACAACTATTTCCATTCAATGACGGTGAAAAATATTTATTGAAACTGGTGGGTGATAAATATGTCGTTACATATTGGGATTGTAATAGATTTGTTTCAGATTATGACGACGATTTTATCGAAGGAGAAATCGCAAGCATTGTTTCTTTAAAGGAGTTAGGGTTATGAAAGTTATATTAAACAAATGTTTTGGCGGTTTTTGTGTATCGCAAGAAGCGTATGAATTGTATGCAAAGAAAAAAGGTATAGAAATATTCGCTTATGATTTTAGATATAAAAACAGCAAACCAACATACAGAAAAACCAGTGCTGGTAGTTCTATATTCAATACTACTTTTACAAAGGACTTCGGAGATTATATTGAAATGTCCGATGATGATTTTGATAAATATTACTTGAATTTAGACGAAAGTCACAGAGAAGATCCAGTATTGATAGAAGTTGTGGAAGAACTTGGCAAGAAAGCAAATGGTCCTTTTGGTGAACTTGTTATTGTAGATATCCCAGATGGTATGGAATACGAAATTGATGATTATGACGGACTAGAAACGTTACACCAGAAAGTTAAGAAATGGTAAATAATATGAAAAATAAAGAAAAGTATGATTTAAGAGATATTTCATACGTCATTAAGTCGAATAATGGCAAATATGAATTTGTTGTTTATTACAATTTTATAGAAATTCATAGAGAAATTTTTTACGGTTTCGTTTCAACACACGACACTTTCACAAAATGGCTAGAAGAAGAATATGTTCCAGATATTCTAACTGATAAAGAAAAGGATTATTTATCTGCCGTAATAAAACCGTTTAGAGAAAAAGTGGAATACGTTTATAAAATATGCTTGGAAATAGACAAAAGAGAATATTTAGAAATTAGTTTGGAAAATGGAGTTATTTCATTTCCATACTTCGAAAAAGACACAATGTATAAAGGTATGAAATATGGCAAACGCTACACCTTAGAGGAGTTGGGGTTATGAAAATCTATATCGTACATGAAAATGGCGGTGAATACGAAGATGAATGGGATACCATCTTAGGGGCATTCACAACTTTAGAAAAGGCACAAGAATTAAAGGATAGAAAGAAAAAAGAGAATGATGAATACTCGGAAAAAGAAGAACTTGCATACAGGGTACAAAATGAAGAGATAACGCTTGAACAATCAGGGCTAAGCAAAGAAGAATATGAATCCTATTGTGAGTGGTGGACTTTTGATGACTATGTGAATTATTACATTACTCAAATCACTTTAGATAAAGAAGGCAGAGAGGAAGGTGTGGAAGAATGAATATATGGTCAATAGTAGTTATTGTTTTATATACACTTAGTTTAGGCATAACTTTAGCGAAACATGGGCAGCAAAGCAAATATAATTTTTGGGCGAGTTTGCTCTCTTTTGGAATAATCATGTTTTGCCTTTATATGGGAGGATTTTTTAAATGAATAAATATCAAGAAGCGTTAGAATACCTAACGGAAGAAGCGTACTCAAATTATTTTAGAAAATACGTTCAAACATCAAAAGAAAAAGTATTTCTATTCAAATCTGCAAAAGCATTACAGGAACTTGTGGATAAGGCTACACCACACAAATTGTTAAAAAACGGATTATGTAAATGCGGCGCGAGGGTGATTGTTTCTTTTCAGGATTATTGTACTCAATGCGGGCAGGCAATAGATTGGAGTGAAGAATAATGTTTTTGATAGGATCTATTTGCTTTATAGCAGGATACTTTCTTTGCTTGGTTGTAGTTGCCGCTGTAAATGTGGCAGGAGGAAATGACAGATGATTTATAAAAAAGATGCAGAACGTGACCGATTAAAAGAACAAGGTAGAGAGCTATACGAGAAAATCGAAGCAACCAAGAAAGCCATAAGAAACAATCAGCACACGGATGTTAACAGTTTTGAATTGTTTCTAATGGAACGGAAATTAAAACGTATCGTAGAGAAGCTAATGCAGTATGACATTTAGGAGGTAAGGAATGAACAACGAAGATCCATATAGAGAAGACCTGCAAGTAATTGATCGTGAGCTACGCAATCATTACGAATATAAGAAGCAGCTTGAGACTGTGAACGAGCGTATTGCTGAGATTGATGTGCAGCTTACATCGATTGGTAGTCCGAAGATTATGAGTCCGGAGGAAGCAAAGTATCAAAAAGGTACTAGAATCTACAGCGACATCAATATGCTTGAGTTATTTCAGGAGCAGGACCAACTTATAAAGCAGAAGCAAGACCTGCTTTACTTGATCAGCAGAGTGCAGGTGAAACTAAACAAGCTGGATGAAGCCGATACTCAGTTAATCGAGCAACGTTATAAGTACAAGAAAACTTTAAGGGAGATGGCCGCAGAGATGTGTAGCAATAAGGACAGCGTGAGTAAACTTCTAGAAAGTATTATGGGAAAAATCAAGTGAAAAATATCCCACATAGTATTATACTAAAGGCAAGATAAGTTCTTTCCTTAGAGGGGGATATTATGAAAGATATACTTGAATTTTTAGGTAGTTCAAATTTTGCTGGGATTGTAAATTTAATCATAATGGTTTTGGCAGGAATCATGCTAGGTGTATTAAAAAAATACCAGATACGGTTAGTAATCTTTTTACAGAAAAATATAAGTTTAACACTACCAGAAATTTACAAATCGAAGCTTACTATAGAGAGGTTAGTAGAGAAGATATTGAAGCCTTATTTAGAGACTGGTTCGAACTAAGTTTACATAGTGATAAAAATAAACAAATTGACATATTTGAACTTAATCAAAGAACGATTATGTATGGTTCGGAAAGAACAACAAAAATATGTGCTTTATATATGAATCATATATGCAATACTGAAAGAAGTAATCTTACTATAAAATACAAAGACATACTATACCCTTTTAGCATAGTGGCAAGTTTAAAAGAGGATTATACTGGTCAAAAAATTGATATTGACACTATGTTTAAAATATTAATGCCCGATTATCAAAAACATATAGATATTGAAGAATTTAAAAATGCAAAAAAAGAAGTTGAGAGTGCAGTAAAGAATCTTAATTAAGAAATATGAGAAAATAGATGAATGGATAATAGAAAGTACAATCCTTATTGAAATTCTGTTATTTTATTTCTTGTACAGATTCATTGAATATAACTTTTAAAAAATATAGACATGTCTATTGAAAAAATGCAGTATAATGGGCGTAGGCGAAAACCATGAGCAGAAATGCTTGTGGTTTTTTTCGTATGCACATTCGAAGCTATCAGCTTAACATTTGAAATCACCCTAAAACTATTCATATAAGTACTCCTTTTGTGTTTAAGCTTTCCATGTACTAGCTTTCCGGCTGATAGTTTCCAATGTGTGTATGACGTAGAAAGGATAAGGCTATGGCAAAAGGCAAATATCACGAATGGCTGTCTGAAGATGGCCTTATTAAGATTCAAGGATGGGCAAGAGACGGTTTAATTGATGAGCAGATAGCTCACAACATAGGGATAACAACTAAAACATTATATGAATGGAAAAATAAGTATGGTGAGATAAGTGAGGCTCTAAAAAAGGGCAAAGAAGTAATTGATAGACAAGTTGAAAATGCCTTATTGAAACGAGCCTTAGGCTACGCGTATGATGAAACAACGTATGAGGATGGCGTTGAGACTAAACGCGTGACAAAAGAAGTAGCACCTGATACAACTGCACAGATTTTTTGGCTGAAGAACCGTAAGCCAGCAGAATGGCGCGATAAGATTGAGCAACAACAGACAGTAACGATACAAGATGACGGCTTCCTAGAGGCGCTTAAAGGAACTATAAAAGACGACTGGGATGAAACAAGCTAGTACGTTTAAATTCAGACCTTTCAGCCGGAAGCAACGTCAAATCTTAAACTGGTGGATGGACGAATCACCAGTCAACGACTACGACGGAATCATTGCCGATGGTTCCATCCGTTCAGGAAAGACAGTCAGCATGTCTCTGTCCTTCGTAATATGGGCGCAGACATCGTTTACAGGTGAGAATTTCATCATGTCCGGTAAAACAATCGGCTCATTCAGGCGTAACGTTATAGGCCCCTTAAAACGTATGCTAGTAGGCAGAGGCTATAGCTACGAAGATAAAAGAAGCGAAAACTTGCTAGAGATTAGCAAAGATGGAATCACGAACTACTACTACGTGTTTGGCGGCAAAGATGAAGCATCGCAGGACCTCGTTCAGGGTATAACAGCTGCAGGTGCTTTTTTTGATGAAGTCGGACTGATGCCTGAATCCTTCGTGAATCAGGCTACTGCACGATGTTCGGTCGATGGTTCGAAATTCTGGTTCAACTGTAACCCAGAAGGGCCAGACCATTGGTTTAAAAAGAACTGGATTGATAAGGCAGAAGAAAAGAACGTTCTTTATTTGCACTTCACGATGAAGGACAATTTAAGCCTTTCTGAGCGCATTAGACTGAGATATGAACATCAATACTCTGGTGTCTTCTACAAGCGCTATATCGAAGGTCTATGGGTGCTAGCAGAGGGATTACTGTTTCCTTACCTAGCAGAAGAACCAAGCAAGTACATTTACACACATGGCGAGTGGGCATTCAGCAAGCTCGTCATGGGTATAGACTTCGGTGGCAATGGATCCAAGACAACCTTTGTGCTAACTGGATACATGAATGGCTATAAGGAGTTCAGGGTTCTTGAAGAGTACGGGCTTCCGTTAACTTCGACGATTGGAAGTGAAGAGATATGCGACGCATTTATAGCGTTCTACAAACTGGCCATAGAGAAGTACGGTCGAGTCGACTGGATATTCCCAGATAGCGCCAGCACCACGATGATCAACAGCCTAAGAGCTGCAGCAATCAAGAACGGGCTAAATGCACGAAACATCAAGGGATGCCGCAAGAACGAAATAAAGGACCGTCCGCGTTTTGTTGACATGCTACTGACGTCTGGACGGCTTAAGTTTAGTGCTGAATGCACTGATACGTTAAAGGCTCTAAGCAGCCTAGTGTGGGATGAAAAGAAAAAAGACATTCCACAAGACAAGAATATAAATAACTGCAACGATTGGTATGACGCATTCTGTTATACCTTTTTAGATTTCATAGAATTTATTGATTTGAGGAGGTAACGAATGGATAAAGCAGCATTGCAATCACCGGCCTTTCAGAAATTGAAAGAGTTAAAAATAAACTACAACGAGCGAGCAGCGAACATAATCAAGAATTGTTACGACTGGTACTCAAACAACGATGTGGAGGGATTCCACACGCGCACTAACTTGAATGGTGTAAACGTAGAAGTTGCACAGCTAGGCTTTGCAAAGCGCCTTTGTGCTGACAACGCTAACCTGTGTGAAATTGTAGAAGTCAACGCAGGTGAAAATAAGGCAAAGTTCGAGGGAGTGCTAAAACTCTTACGAGCAAACAAGTTCAGCAAGATGTATAGAAAGCAGCTAGAGGAAATGGTTGCAACCGGTACAGTCGGAGCATACGTCAGATTAGAAGGTGCTGAAATCTACGACGACGGTAAGGTCAGAGGTGGAGACATCAAGATCAACTATGTGTCCTCTAATTGCATCGTGCCGATAAGAGTCGAGAATGACGAGATTATCGATTGCGCATTCTTAGGTAGTGGCTACTTAAACGGTGCACAGTTAACAACGCTGGTAGTCTTCCGAAAGACGGACGATAAGTACACAGCAGAATCGTACTACTTCAACGATACTAACGAATTGACAGATAAAGCTACAATGCTGCAGCTTGGCAAGGTTAAGCCGTTTGCAATCATGAGAACCGCCGAGGTAAACAACTTCGATGGCATGCAGGGATATGGTTATCCAAAACTGTACACTGCAATTCCATTCTTGAAGACAATCGACCTGTGCTATTCTGTGCTATTCGGAGACTTGGATAAAGGGCAAAAGCTCTTATTCATCAACGAGATAATGGCCAGCATGCAGAAGGACCAAAATGGCAATAGTTACCTAACACAAGAGCAAAAGAAACTCTTTATATTGCTGGGCGAGAAGTTGCCTGACCAGAAGGAACTAATCTACGAGTACAATCCTGAAATCAGAACGGCACAAATCAAGGAAGTGTTTAATCTGTGTCTAAGCCTTTTATCACTTTCATTCGGCTATGGCTCCAAGAAATACCAACTGGAAAGTGGTGAAATCAAGACGGCCACGGAATACGTAGGTCAGCGTCAAGATTCGATGCAAGAGTTGAACAAGCAACGTGTAGAGTCAATCGACTATATCACAGATCTAGTTCACGCGTTGATTTGGTTCCACAACACATTCAGCGGTGAATCGGAGTGGTCAACAGACGAAGAAATCCTAGTAGAGTTTGACGATAGCTACGTTACCGATAAAGCAACAGAACTAGATGGCTGGCGCAACGACGCGTTGAGTTTTCCGGATGTATTGGAATTCAAGATTCAGTACATCATGAAGCGCCTAAATTGTGAACACGAAGAAGCGGTCAAGTATCTAAGCACAACAACGCAGGATGACAATACAGATTTAGAGGACTAGCCAATGCTATCTGAAGAACAGATTGAACTGTTAGGCGATAAGTACTTAGTCGGTCTATATCAGGAGCTGGAACGTGAGGTTCTGCAGGACATTGCACGAAGAGTCAGAAAGACCGAACGGCTAACCGAGACCGCTGAAATCATGGTCAAGTCAATGCGTGAGAACGGGTACAGCGCCGCAGAGATCCACGCGGAAGTCATGAAGAAGCTGAACGCTACTCCAGAATATAGGCGCATGATTGCGGAGAACACCTACGCATACAAGCAAGAAGTAAAGCAGAAGATAGCCGAAACAGTTAAGACGGCTAAAGAGGCTGGCGATAAGCTGATAGGTGAAGCGGGCGAGATGGCTTTCAACGAAGACCTATCCATGTGGGAGCAAGGCGGTGTAGATCTAAAGCAGCCTAACTCAATGAAGCAAATCACTGATGGATTTAAGGCACAAGCAAAAAACGACCTAAAGAACATCAGTGGAACGACAGCATTCAAGAGTCCGTTGCTAGGCACTGTCAAAACTGCCGAAGCATATCAAAGGTCGCTGGATCTAGCGTTGCTGAAGGTATCTAGCGGAACATATAGTTATCGGCAAGCGTGCGATGATGTGATAAAAGAGTTCACTAGAAGTGGACTTCGAACAGTTGACTATGCGAGCGGTCGAACCTATCAAGTTGATACAGCCGTGCGCATGATAGTACGTACATCAACTGCTCAGCTTGCAGGAAAGATAACAGAGGCTAACTGCAAGACAACAGGGCAGGACTTAGTAATCATCTCTCAACACATGGGTAGCAGAGATACACATGCAGGATTTCAAAATAAAGTATTTTCTATGTCTGGTAAATCAAAGAAGTACCCAGACATTCACGCTCCACTCGGCGAAGGTTGCGCGTATGGTAGACCTGAAGGCTTGCAAGGACCGAACTGTACCCACATGTTCTATCCATTTTGGGAAGGTATCAGCGAGATTCCTGAACCGTTGAAAGAGCCTGATCCAGTAGAGTACAAAGGCAGAACTTACACACGCTACGAAGCGACGCAACAGATGCGCGCTATGGAACGCGAAATAAGAGCGTTAAAGCGTGAAAAGTATGTGGCCGATGAAAATGTCGACCGTAATCAAATCGCTGCACAGATACGCGCAAATAAGGCTGAGTACATGCGATTTAGTGAAGCAATGAACCTCAAGCCTAAAGAAAACCGACTATTGGTTGGCGGTGAGAGAAGCAAGTGGTCAGATAAAAGTATCGGTAACAGCAAGTACACCGACCGAAAAACTAAAAATTTAAGTGAAATTTCTGGTAAGGTGAGAGAAGAAGATTCGAAAGTATGCTCAATTTACAAAACTCTCTTTGATGGATATGACCCTGCCCCTTTGGTGAATGGTGAAGTAAGCCGTGCGGATTGGATAAAGCCTATAAGCAACAATACATACAAAATAGACCGTACTATAACAAACAAAGAAATGCCACCAGGCGATACTAATGTCGATATCAAAAATAATGCATTAGCTAACAGCCTACATGAGCGAGCCCATGACTTGATACATCAACTTGTACTAAAAAGGGCAGGAATAAAAGATGACGAGATGATCACTAACAAACAGGCACAAGACTTAAATGAGAAATACAGAGATATTTCGCTGAAGGTCTATGAGTATGTTTTTGATGAGCGGATGAGTGCCAAAGCGATTATTGATGATATAAATACTCATGTATCAGAAAGGGCAACTGTGTTGCATGAATTGATTCCTGAAAGTTTTGTTGAATACTTCGGAAAGGATAACCCTTCACAAATTTCTAAAAAGGTATATGATTATGTCACAAAGGAGTGGAAAAATGAAAAATAGCCTATATGATAAACTGAATTTTGCAAGTGGTTATTATGGGACTTTCCCTGCTGGATTTAGAGGCTCTAAGAAGCCAACAATTCATTTTGTTGAAGGCACTCCGGATGAAATAAAATCGAGAGCTATAAAAGTTTGGGAAGAAATTTTAAAAGAAGCTGCCGAACAACGTGCAAATGGTATTTTCACCGATGAAAATATGTGTTTATAGATTAAAATATATCGATTAGAGCACTCTAAAATAGGGTGCTTTTTATGTTGGAAGGAGGAAATATGAAGATACCTGCAGAAGTAAAGATATTATTTAAAAACTATAAGGTTGTTGACGAACTGAACATTCACGATGAAAAAAGTGACTTATATGGGCAAATCAATTATCTTAATCAAATTATTAAATTAAACCCACAGGCAAAGGATGAGCAAAAGAAATCAACCTTTTTACACGAATGCGTGCATGGCCTTGATGAAATGTTTAGTATCGGGTTAACAGAAGAACAAGTAGAAAAACTCGGAACTGCTCTATACACTTTTATCGAGAGCAATGAAGATATATTTAAATAGTTGATTAAGGCACTTCAATTAAGGTGTCTTTTTCATATATCCCACACCGAAGAAGGTTCGGTATAAAAAAGACTTAAGGAGGAAAAATGAAGGATTTTAAAGAGATTCTAAAACAAGCTGGAATAACTGTGACAGACGAACAGCTAGCAACCGTTGAAACAGAAATGAAGGCAAACTACAAACCGATTGCAGACTACATCAAGCAAAAAGAAAAGTTGGATGCATCGGATGAAAAGGTTAAGACGTTGACTGCATCGCTCGACAAGTTCAAGGATGTAGATCCAACGGCTTTAACACAAACGATTGAAGACCTTAAAGGCCAACTAACTCAAAAGGATGCAGAATTTGCGCAGAGATTAGCGGACCGTGACTTCGATGATTTGATTAACACGAACATCAACACACTAAAGGGCAAAAATGCTAAAGCAATCAAGGCTTTACTTGACGTTGATGCGTTAAAACAATCAAAGAATCAGGCTGAAGACATTAAGACAGCGTTAGAAGCTTTACAGAAGGCCGAAGATTCTGCCTTTTTATTTGAAACAGTGCAGCCACAAGTGCAAGGAACATTCAATCCAATCGGTGGAATTTCAACTCCGCCAGTGCCATCTAACTATCTAGATGAGCAATACAAAAATAACCCTTACTACAAGAAGGGATAGAAAGAGGTAATTAAATTATGGCAGTTATTTATGGACAATTACACGTCGATGAAAAGTACAAAGCAACACTGGAACCAAATCTTTATCACAAGTCACCATTCGCGGATGGTAAGACATTCACTTCTAAGTATGAAGAAGGTGCAGCAGGTGGAATCTTCGTACGCAAGTTAGGCACTTCAGCAGTTGAAGTAGGAACACCTGGGCGCGACTTCGTTGATGAGAAAACATCAGATGAATTAATCCCAGTTGTATTCAACAACAACTATCAGAAGTCAAAGAAGATTTATGGCGTACAGGCTGCAGCAGTTTCTACTCCATTAGCAAATGAATCTTTAAAGATTGCTAATGAAGAGGTTTCTGAAGGCTGGACACTATCAGGTTTAGCGTGCTTGATCAATGAAGGTAAGGCAGCTACAGCGACAGACGCTATCACAGCTAAGACTGTTAAGCAGGCGGTTATCGCAGTTCGTAAGGAAATCGTAACAGCTAAGGGTTCAGCTGACGTTCTGCTATGTTCTCCAGAACTCTACGCAGCAATCTTAGAGCAGGCTGGTTCTGAATTCGTTCCACAGTCTAATGAATTTACAAATGCTACTGGCCAAGTTGGTAAGTGGTTAGGCTTCACAGTATATGAAGTTTCTGCATTGGCCGAAACACAAGGCAAGTACTACGACTCCGCTAATGCGTTGAAGACTGTGCCATTTGCAAAGATTGACTTCATCATGTACAACCACGAAGCTTTATCAATCATCCCTAACTTCTCAGTTGCACGTATCGTTGACTCCGAGAACTTCGCCGGTTCTAAGGCACAGGTTGAATTGAACTCTGCGTTCAAGGTAACTAACCAAGCATTAGTACGCGTACGTAAGCACGTTTAATCAAAAGATTAACAGAAGGGAGTGGAACAAATGAGCCTACTAACATGGGAGCGTTATAGCTCCCTTCATGACATTGTTTCTGAAGATAAATTCGATAAAGCAGAAAAGCAAGCAGAGTGTGCAATTCGTAATGTTATGGGAGTTATCCATTACACAAACTGGGTAGCAGACAATTCAAACCTAACTAACGAAATCTACTACGAGCAGCTGCTCGACTGCATCTGCAACGTTATCAACTACAACGCTACGGTCGGATCTAAAGCAGGACAGGGCGTTGCTTCTGTGTCAAACGACGGTTATAGCGAAAGCTACGTGCTACAGACACAATCGCAAGCAACGGAAGAACTGCACAAGAACATCCGTAAGTGGCTATCAGGCACTGGCCTAGTGAGGGCATACTGATGGCAATCTTCACAGATACGGTCACTGTATTTCAAAAGCAGGCAACAGGCTATAAACGTACGGTCGTCAATGGCTGTCAATGGTCCGATAAAATTGAAAAGAAATTGGAAGGTGGCAAGCTACAGACAGTCAAGACTACTACAGTCACGTTTGTAGAGCCATTTTCGCTTGATTTAAGCACGTTTACAGAAGAGGATGGAATCTTCTTCGGAAACGTAGCAGAAACCCCTACAAACGACAAAGGAAGCCGTCTGTCAGACATGATAAAGCGATATCCAAAGAGTGGAATCATCCGTGCGGTGAATGACAACTCTAAAAGAGATCACCTGAAGAACATAAAGGTGGTTATTTACTGATGGGTGAACTTTTTCACTTCAGCCTGAAGTCAGTTGACATCAAACCAAAAGAGGTGGCAGAAAGTAGGGGAATCAACGAAGGCGGACCAGTGCAACAGCTAATCGATAGCAAGTGCCTTCACCTATGCGACCCATACGTTCCGAAGGATACTGGAGCGCTTATTGCGTCAGGAATCAATAACACTCAAATAGGCAGTGGTAAGGTCAAATACAGAACACCATACGCTCGTCGTTGGTACTACATGCCGGCAGACTTTGATGGTAGTCCTCAACGTGGCAATTACTGGTTTGAACGTATGAAGGCACAGGGCGGCAAAGATACTATATTGCGAGAAGTCAGACGCATGACGAGAGGAAAAGGTAACGGATGACAATTTCAGAAGCAATCAGCAAGTGGTTGGCTGAGTATGGCAACATCGTCATAGAAACAAACCACGTCTCAGATGGAAGTGATCAATATGGATTGTTTAAAAGCCCACAGCGTAACACCGTAAGTCACGTAGACTACAGCTACGAAATCACTGAGTACTATCAACTACTGGCGAGACTTAACAGCCTGTCAGAGGACGATAGAAAAGACAGTGACGAGCTATTAGAAAAGTTAACCTACTGGGCTGATGATTATCCATTTATTTATGAGTATCCTGTGCTCGACGGAAACAGACAAATCCTTAACATTAGCGTTACCGGAAGTCCTTATCCGT